ATCTCCTTATAACTTGCCCATTCATTTGTCGATGTAGTCCATTTCGTTACATAGCCACCCTGACCATCTGTTGTTTGCGTCGGCGTGTAAATCGTGATATAATGTTTGCGGGCCCCGATCCTCATAGCCACCTCCTCTCCATATATGGAGCAACCAATTTCTTAGTGCCGCCCGATATTTCGGTCCAATTCTCATCTGTAATATTTTCCCTTTTGTCATAAGCATCAAGAATCTCACGAAGCAACGCAACTTTCAAGTCCGCAGGAAGGGAAGGACAACCCGTTGCACCATAACCGACCGTGTATTCAATCAACACCTCATTTTTTTTGCTGCCTCCGATGTTACAGAAAATCAACTTACCCCAAGGAAGCCCCCAGATATAATAATCTGTGTTTTTAACTAATGAAGTTTCACCTCCTTCATAATCAATGACTTTAACAGAGTCCACAGATGAAACAGGCTGCCGGGGCAGAATTAATCCGCCTTCCATGTTTTCGTTTATTCTTCTGTTTAACTCCTCCAATGTAAGACTTGTATACACTACCTGAGATCCGAAAGCCTTGCCCGTGTAATTTTCCAAAGCCTTGCGGCAGGATGTAATGAGTGTTGCTATCAGAGTGTCATCACTCGAAGTGTTGATCTTACAAAAATTCTTGACCTCCGCAACAGTAACCGGCTCGCTCGACACATCCGTTTTTACCCAAGTTCTCATTTCACTACTCCATTATTATTTAACGTTTTATATCTTCTTTCTACCAGAATTATCTTCTCACCTTTCTTGTGATTCTCATAATCCTGCAAGAATTCTGTTGCTACAAAGCCATCAGGAACGGGCACCTCTGTCGTTATCTCTTTCTTTTCCTTCACAGGCTCGCTTTTAATCTCTCTTTTTTCCCGTGAAACAGTCCGATAGCTATCGGATTTTTTCTTTTTACTTGTTTTTTTTGGTGCCATGACTCTATAATTTTTTGTTTATCGCATTCATTAAAAATATTTCAAGTTCGTCAATCTCTTTCAGATACTTTTTCTCAAATTCATCGGCTCTCTCCAGACATTTTTTCGACATCTCCTCATAATAATCCTTGTCATCAAGTAATTTTCTTATTGCACTTTTCCACCCTTCAATGTCTTCATGATTAACAAAAATTCCTGCCTCTCCTAAGTTTTCCTTCAATCCTTCCGTTGGACTAGCTATAACAGGTATGCCATTGATCATAGCTTCAAGGGCAGTTCGTCCAAAACTTTCATATTTTGAGGGCATAATTAATATTTTGGTCTTGGCATATATGGAAGATATATCCGGTGTATTCTCCACATATCTGATATTTTTAATATTTTCATCTATCTCCTGATATCCATATCCGCCTTTGACTCCCATAAACTTCACATCCGGCATCTCTTTTGCAAGTTGCTGAAGCACCTTACCTCCTTTCCCTTCCCAGAGATTTATAAGTGTTACATATTTTACTTTTTCTTTCTTTGAGGCCCTGACCCTCTCAGCATCGACAAAGGGATGCACGACAATCCCGGGATTTGGATAACGCAGCGCATCTCTTGTATATTCCGTATTGTACACTACATACAGCCACCGCTTCCTCATCTCAGTCTTGTGTTTCTCCGCAATCCCGGCATAACGGTGCGTATTATGAACCAGAAGAACGTAAGGCTTCCCAAAGAACTCAGCCCTATTTAGGGCCTTGCCGTAACGATCCAGATGCGATATAATTATATCACACCATGCAATTTCTTTTTTAACGACCTCGACATCATTATCTCCCACAACCTCAATGCCCTGATAATTATAATCTTTAAGCCCTGTTATGGGAATCATTACCTTACATTTATGACCTTTCTCTGTCAATTTTTTTAACAGATCAAAAAGCATCCACTCTGCACCGGCGTTGTGCATCGGAGGGAAGCCATGTACCATCGCAAGTAAATTCATATCAGTTAATTTAAGTTGTGCTCAATATTTCAAAGATACAAACTGAAAGCAATTCACAACTATCAATTCATTTATGATTATCGGCAATATTGCAAACGATCCTATCGGCATAATCTTTTTTTTAAAAAGGGGCCGGGAACAGGTCCCGGTCCCCAGTTAATTAATATTAAGCTGTACCCTGAGCCAGAGCTGCAGCAAAGCCTCCGTAAACGAATGCGTGCGGACAATAAACCGCAAGAGCTATCCTCTCGTGACATCTCACCGTCACCATGCCTTTGATGAAGTTGTCTTCATTTGCATTACTAAACTCAATCGTCAGCTTCCTGCGATCAAACAGCTGAGCGCCCTTCTTAAAGTCGCCCACTAAGAAGTAACCTTCGCTCATCGCCGTTGACTCAATAATAGGCACTGCGTCTATCGACGGATTATTCCCAACAAACACCCAGGGATAGAGGTATTGTCCATTGGCGTCTTTCGTCAATTTCAGCAGCGCTGCATCGTTAGGATGCAGCAGAATAGCTGTCGGCCTATATTCATAAATCTTTGTCTGCCGGCAAGCATCCACAAGCACATCGATCCTCTGTACATTGGAATCAGCAAGATTGTCGCTGTAAGCTGTTCCCTTCGTCAAAATACCATAAGTCGCATCGGAAAGGATAAAACTATCTTCAGCGTTCCTTAGTTTCTCAGGCAGGCGCGTAGTGATATAACTTGTCAGCCCAGCCACATCCTCAAGCATATTCTCGCTAATTACGATGTAAGAAGTGATGAGCTTCACGGCGGCATCTACCTGTTTCAGTGTGAAATCCTCCTGATTATACTCAGTACCTTCAGTTGTGACCGCAGCAGCGGCTGTATAGGAATATTCCTGTATAAACGATACCAGGTTCGAGTTCGTTTCGCCGACTGAAAGCAGATCCCTCATCCGTACGGCCCTTGTCGGATCATACTTAATGCCAGGTACATAATTCGGAGGCACTACCTGCGTGCTGTTAAATGCGTTCAGCTCTGTCATATCAATGACTGTCTTCTGTTCGAAATCGAAGCTACGGCCTCTAAGCCCACGGCCACCTTCTTTCGCAATTATATCAGAGAGCCGTTCCTTAAGTTCAACAGCAAAAGGTTTCTCCGTTGAGCCATAAGTCCAGATCCTTTTTGACTTTGCCTCCATCTCATCGAGCCTCTCCCTCATCTTAGCATATTCTGCCAGTTTGGGCTCCAGCTCAGCCTTTACCTCCTTCAGGAGTCTTGCATGTGTTTCCTCGCTGACCTTAGCAGTTAGCTTCTCGTTTGACTCTTTGATTTTTTTATCAATCTCCTGTCCAAACTTTTCTAATGCTTCTTTTAACTCATTTGCTTCCATAATTTATAGTTTTAAATTGTTAGACAATATTTTAAACATCTCATCAGCAGTCAGCTTTTCCATCGGCTTATAATCAGACTGAGTGACATCTTTTGTCGGCTCAGCTTCTATAAGTGAAAGCAGCATCTGCTGAAGTTGTTTCAACTCTATCTCTAATAACTGTATAGTTTCATCCGTGTAATTTCCTTTTAATGCCTTCTGAATGCTTGTTATCTTCCTGCTTATAAAATCAATCCTTTCGTTATTATTAAGAAGACTGCCCTTAACACTTGTTACGAGTGCAAGTTCATTTGCTCCCCATGTGACCGTTGAGCCCTCCCAGAGTTGCAACTCCAGAAGTTTCCTTACCTGCTTGCCCTTCTCTATTTCCGCCATCTCGGATTTAATGACCCTGTAGCCAATCGAGTGTTCACCTAAGACTCCGTCTTCGTATAATTTCAATACATCCCTGCCATAGGTAGTCTGTGAAATCTTTGTCTCGAAGTACAAGCCCTTTTCATCTTCAATTAAGACATGCGGCTTACCGAGGACAACGTTGGGATCATGCTGAAACAGGTGAAATATTCTATTCTTCTGGCTTCCCGGTCCATTCTCCTGAAGGCTTTTGCGGAATGCCCCCGGCATAACTATCTCGTTATCCGCATCCACATTGCCAAACACACTGAAGTAGCCCGTAACAATTCCTCTCTTTACATCAACATCTTTAACTGTCGAATTGAATGTGTCTTTTGTTAAATAAAAACTACTCATTTTATCTTTTTTTGCTTCTTCAAATGAAATATATTCTATATCATGATCCTTCAGCCATTTCTTTGCCTGTGCGGCTGTGAACTTGCTTGCATCAAATCTGTAAGCCTGCACGACCATACTGCCATCACCTCCTTTTAATTTTCCGATGATTATATCGATACCATCCTCTATATTCTTCCTGCGAAAACTCTCCGGGATGAAATCCTCAGGATCTCTAACCCTCGCGCTGTGTTCATTAGGATAAGGCTTTGTTTCCATCTCTATTCAATTTTTTTAGGCTTAAAACTTATACTGCATCTGCAATTACAACAATTTTCAGGACCGCCTGCCGGATCGCCGGGCCGATCCATCAATATACCTCCAACGTCAAACTTGTCATCAAGGTCAACTGCTTTATTATGTAATGCTAAATGGTCAGGTCTGTAATCACCAAAAGGAGTTGCAATCCAGATTTTCTGCATCGGCATATCCAACGACCTTGCTCCCATAACACTTCCCATACTTGCAGCCATCAACGTCTCTGTCCTTGCAATCCTTAAGGCTCTGTATTTATTCATCGGTATCATCACACTCTCTAACTCTTTTCTAATCGATTCACTGATTACTTCCGCTCCCCAGCCCTCTCTCATTCCTTTATCTATAACTCCTTTAATCAATCTTACCGCCTGCTTGCGTTGCGACATCGCAATTGATGTAATCCTTTCGGCTCCTTCACGTGCCACGTAACTTTTTATGTAACTGGTCCAATAATCAATTAACTCCTCCTCATCATCACCAAACAATACAGCATTTGAAGGCAAGTTAACTTTTATGGACTTCTTCTTACCATCCTTGAACTCATCGTAAACTTCCTTTGCAAAATCAATCCCCATCTCTATATTTAATTTCTCAATTATTCCCTTTATCGCATCCTGCCTAATCTTCAATGTCTCTTCTCTCAGGCTTCCATCCATCCATCTTCTTACGCTTTCCGGGCTCACCTGTTTTATTACTTCCCTTGTTTGCTTATTAAGTTCCTGCAGAAATAAACGTGCATACTTCTTCTCATAACTTGTTCTTTTCCGGTCAAACTTCTTCCACTTATAATCAGCTCTTTCCATTGCCACGCCAGAATTCGTAATCATTAACGTTTAATTTCTGCAATGTCTTCTCTACAGCCTCATCGCTTATGTCTTCCTCGCCCGCCGCCATGTCCATAGGTATCAATGATGCCGGAACCCAAATCTTATCCATCATCTCATTATCCGACAGCTCCCATCCCATAGCCTCCAGTTTTTGATTAGGCGTAAGCCACCACGCCGTCGCAAGCTGATTGACAAGCAGATCCAACGACTCCTGCAACTCAGCTATCCCTGTCAGATCGTAATCAACAACAACAGACTTATCATAATTCATAGCCAGCCACCTGTTAAACTCATCACGCATCGACGCAAGTAGCGGTATAACTGCATTTGTATACAGTGCCCTTCCCGCCTCTCGTGTGTTGCTATAAGTCTTATTCGCTGAATCATTAAACAATTCACTTGGCAAATGATACACATTACATAACGTCCGCAAATCCATTTTATCACTTTCAATAATCCCTAAATCAACCGGAGACAACCCCATCTGCTGCCACTTTATCTTTGCCGACGTTGCCACCCATCTGTTTCTACTGCTCGCACTTGACTTCTGCCTCAACTTCTCCTCGATCGCCTCCGCCTGCTCCTGCGTTAGCGGTGCTTCATCAGTCTCTGAACTTATAATTCCCAATATTCCATTGTTTTGCAAACTATTAGTCGACATATCATAAGCTGCATTACTGCGTGCAATGACACGAGCAGCTGCCTCAAGAGGTGATTGTCCATACAAATTTGTGACTTTATCAGGATTAGTATACCTCAAATGTATCACCTCCGATGGCAAGAGCCTGCGTGTCACACCTGAATTGTTAGCAACTTTATATCCTGCAATCGGATTGTCTACATTCCCAGTCTCTATCTCAACCATTGTAGGCGATATGCTCCACATCTCCTTGAGCTCTCTTCCAGCCGTGATCATATGTATGTAACTATTACCTGTAATCAATTTGTAAGTTAATACCTGCTCACAGAACTCGCTCCACCCTTGCAAAACATTCGGATACTTAAAGATCTTCTCCAATGGGTGCCCTTCAATATATTCCAATGCTGCTTTACGATATAACACATAATCCTTTCTTCCAGAATCTAACGACATTAACTTGTAATTCCGGAAAGCTTTGTCATTTTTAATTCTATAAACAAACCAAGGGATTGCAGCTGCCTTTTGCGCAATAAAAGAAACAATTGAATAAACAAGCGGATTAGACTTATAACTTGTCTCTATAAGATTTCTTGCCTTCAACAATGTTAACCAATCCTGATTAAACACAGAACCCCTAAACAATTCAAACTCAACCTCTCTGCCTGAAGTCTTATTTTCTTGCTTTCGTGCAAAGAAAAATTCTTTTATTTTTTCCACTAAACTCATTTCACGAAGAAATCATTTTTATTATTCTTTATCATCAACTCCGTTAGAGCCCACACCAATGCGTCTATTCGCCCCGGTGAGACACTTTTATTATCTGTCGTCCAGCCCGTCATCTCATCTTCAAGGCCTGTGAAAATTTTAATGTGATGCACCTTACCCTGCTCGTATAGTGCAACGACCGGCTCAGCTCTTAATACCTTGCCTCGTGTAGCAATGACCTTTTTAACAGTAACAGTTTTATCAATATTTCTGATTATCGATTCAACCATGTCCCAGCCCTGATTCACTTCAGCCACAATTCTATCTGCTTTGTATTTGTGATATAGCGCAACAGCTTTTAATCCCCATTCATTCGGAGACATCACCCCTGAAGCATCTTCCATGATATAAGCATGATCCCTTACATCAATGCCTGCAACAATTATACCGGCCTCATCACTTCCTGCCTTGCCGCTTCCGGAAGGATCAACACCGATAACTATTCTTTTAAGATTTTCAGGTAAAGACTCCCTGTTGTTATCAATCAACTCCCAGTTCCACAGGGCCCCCTCAGGCTGAGAAAATTCTGCTTCATATAACATCTTATACACTCGTCCCGGCAGCTCGTTACGTGCCTTCTCAATTTCATCAGCTGAAAGTATCCCTTCCATGACTGCATCCTTTGCTGTGATTCTGAAATAATCAAACTCCGGCTCTCTGTCTTCTTCAGCTCTGCGTGCCAGCTTCCAAGCCCAATTCTTTCCGACCACGTTCCCGATAAACTTCCCTGTTCCTTTCGTGTAACTGATAGTTGTCCTTAATGCGAACCACGCCTCTTCCCTTGCCCTGGAGAATTCATCAAACACAAAAGCATATACGTTCTCCCCATACAAGCCGTCCGGATGCTCGGCCGATTTGAATCTAATAACTGATCCTTTGGGAGTGATTATTGAAAGTTTGGAGATGTTAATCGTGTAAAGCCCTGTGTGAGCAATCGCATCACGGAGCCGATTGAAAGCAATCTCGGCCTGTGAATAAATTGGAGCCACCCACCAATATTCATGGCCCACCTCTCCTTCGTGTGCCTTTTTAAAAAGCCAGTATATATGGCTGAATGTTTTTCCGGATTTGGTCGCTGCTTCAGTTATTGTGAAACGTTTAGGGGATTCCAGAATCTTTTTCTGGTAACTGGTAAGATTGGGCTCTTTTATTATCAATCTTCGCAATGCCGGCAACGTTTCTATATCAATCATTAAGTCATTTTTTAAATTCGATTATGATATCTTTGGCACCTGTTATTTCAGTCTCCATCTTCTGCGGCAAAACAAACGGCAATAATCTGCATATAATCTCAGCCCTTCTCTCCGGCTTCAGGCTTGCAAGCAATTCCGGAAGCTTCTCAATTTCTTTTTCAAGAATACTTTTTAGCACCTCCCGCATCTCCCTAGTCAACTTGTTCGGTGTTCCAGCTTTACGTCCTCCAGTTTTGCGTCCCTTTGCCATCTACTTCTATCTTTTTTAGACATAAAGTATTAGCAAAATTATACAAAATATGTTATTCATATCACTAAAAATATGACACAAGTTTTTAACATTCTTTATATTGAATTTATTTTCAGGCCTTTATGTATGTTAAAATTAAAAGGTTATCTACAAAAATCGTAATACAAAAAGAATTCTTCTGCCTCTGTTTTTGCAAAATTTATTTCCATTTCTA